ACCGGGTGGCCGCCTTCGGCACGCGCACCGGGCGGCGCCAGGTGATCCACCCGTACACGAAGCTGCGGCCCGGGCAGACGCGCGGCGTGCCGTACCTCGCGCCGGTGATCGAGACGCTGAAGATGCTCGACCGTTACACCGAGGCCGAGCTGATGGCCGCGGTGGTGGCCGGCATGTTCACCGTGTTCGTGGAGAGCGAGCGCGGCGGGCTCGATCCGGCCGATCCGAGCGGCATCGGCGGCGAGACCGGGGCGCAGGCCTCCGACAAGGACATGAAGCTCGGCGCCGGCGCCATCGTCGACCTGAACACGGGCGAGAAGATCAGCACCGCGAATCCCGGGCGCCCGAACCAGGCCTTCGACGGCTTCGTCGATTCGCTCTGCGGATTTGTCGGCCTTGCGCTCGAGCTGCCGAAAGAAGTCCTGCTCAAGAGCTTCGTCTCGAGCTACAGCGCTTCCCGCGCAGCGCTCCTCGAGGCGTGGAAGTTCTTCCGCGGCCGGCGGGCGTGGCTCGCCACGACGTTCTGCAACCCGGTCTACGAGGCCTGGATGGACGAGGCCGTGGCGAAGGGGCGCATCGCGGCACCGGGCTATTTCACCGATCCCCTCATGCGCCGCGCATACCTGGGCGCCGAGTGGGTGGGCGACGGGCCGATCAGCGTGGATCCGGTGAAGGACGTCGAGGCCGCGGCGGCGCGCGTCGGGCTCGGCATCAGCACGCGGCAGAAGGAAAGCGCGCTGCACGACGGCGGCGACTGGGAGAAGAACCACGAGCAGCTCGCGAAGGAAGAGAAGCGGCGCAAGGCGGACGGCCTCAAGGCGGAGGCGCCGAAGATGTTGCCGGCACCGAAAGCTCCCAATGCGCCTCCGGAGGGAGAACGGCAGCCCGGCGGCGCTGACGACGAGGGCCCGGATCGCGGCGATACCGAGCAACGCGAGGAGGAAGCCGATATGCGCGCGATCAACGTCACGATGTCTCCGCAGATTCAGCTTCCGGAGAGCTTGAGCCTGAAGGTGACCCACGAATTGCCGGACATGAAGGCCCTGGCGGAGTCGATCGAACGCGGGAATGCGACGAACGCGCAACTCGCGAAGAGCGTCGAAAGATCCGCCGCCGGCGCGCAAGAGGCGGTACGGCAAAGCGTGGCTGCGGGCCAGGCGATGCAGCAAAGCTTATCGGCGATTGCTGCGGCGATCGCCAAGCCGCGCAGGGCGGTGCTCGACAAGGACGGCAACGTCATCGGCTCGGAGCCGGTGGACAAGCTCTAACTCAGCGGAGGACGCATGCAATTCACGCCGGTCGAAGATTTCTTTTGCAAGGAGCTCAAGAGCCAATATTGCAAAGGGCTCTCGTACACGGTGCGGCCTGCCGACGATCCACGCATCGCAGGCACTGACAAGCGCAGCGTGCTCACGCGGAAGAACCGCGCGCTCCTGGCGCAGCTCGTGCCGCAATGGCTCGCGGAGGGCAAGGTGGTTCTCGGTGCGCCAGCTGCGACGCAGCCCGGCAGTGTCGAAGGTCGCGGCGACATCCGCGGGGGAGCATAACTATGGCCGTTACCCATCCCACCGCAGTTCGCACCGGCATCGCCGATCACGTCGTCGACCAGATCGACGAGGGCACGCCTCCCGGAACGCTCGTCATGCAGACCTCCGGCGACGTGGAGGTCGCCACGCTCACGTTTGCCAACCCGGCGTTCGGGGCGGCGGCGAACAGCGTGGCGAGTGCCGGCGCCATCGTCTCGGACACCGACGCCACCGGCGGCACGATCGCGAAGGCACGCTTTAAGAACAACGCGGGCACCGACAAGGTGATCTGCTCGGTGACGGCCACGGGCGGCGGCGGGGACATCGAGCTGTCGAGCGTCGTGGTTTCCGCCGGGCAGACCGTGTCGCTGTCGAGCTTGACGTACACCGCGCCGGTTTGATTGGTCTGGCCCGAGTGGGAGGTTTGGCTCGCGGATGGCTCGACGCTCGACTCGACGCGGGCCCGCTGGGACGATCCGTGGGACGGGGTGCTCGTCATGCGCTGGTGGAAGGGCGCGCAAAAGGGCATCTGCTGGGGCGACAGCAACTACGGGCTGTTCGAGACCGTGAAGAACGGGGCAATCGTCTCGGACGAGGTGTTCAACCGCGCGCTGAAGGACGCACATGGCCGTAGTAACCCTCCGTCCAAGCGGTGACGGCACCACAACTGGCTGGACGCGCGAGCCGGCCTCGGGCACGTTCGCCGCGAAGATCGTCGATGACCCGGACTCGAACGACGCGGACACGTCCTACGTCCTGAGCCCGAACGTTCTTGATGGCACGATGTTCGTCGAGCTGGACGACGTTCCTGCGGACTTCGACCCGGATGCGATCAACTCGATCACGATCAAGGTCGCGCACCGGCGGTTGAACACGCCGAACATGGCGGTCGATCTCGGGACCGTCAATGCTTTCCTGACCCGAGCGGACGAGTTGACGGCGATCAGCACGACGCCGACGGCAGTTAGCTCACCGATCCAAGCCGGCTACGCGCTGACGAGTTTCACGCCGAGCCCGACCGGGACGCACACCGTCGCCGAGTGGAATGGGGCGCGTCTCGCCCTGGTGTTCGATCACACGAACAACCAGGCGGCGGATTCTGTCAACCAGATCCGCATCACGGCGGCTGAAGTCACGATCGACTACACGCCGGCGGACACGAGCATCACCGGCACGGGGGCGCTGTCCGGCCAGGCTGCAACCGTTGACGGTGCTGGGGTCAGCAGCTCGACCGGAACCGGCACCGTCACGGCGCAGGCCTCTGCAATCGACGGCGCCGGGGTTAGCGGCTCGACTGGAACGGGCGCGCTGAGCGCGCAGGCCGCCGATGTAACCGGCGAAGGAACAGTAGGCACTCCGGCGATCACCGGCACGGGGACGCTGGCCGCCGCTGCGGCCGATGTAGAGGGCGCCGGCGTCAGTCTCTCCGCAGGTTCGGGCGCGCTCGACGTAGACGCGGCGAGCGTGGACGGGGCGGGCGCCTCGACCTCGATCGGAACGGGAACGCTCGCGGCCCAGGCTTCGGCGGTGGACGGCGCCGGCGTGAGCGAATCGACCGGCATGGGCGAGCTCGTCGCCCAGGCCGCGCAGGTCAGCGGCAGCGAGGCCGAAACGATCACCGGCACGGGCGAGCTCGTGGCGGGGGCTGCATCGGTCGAGGGAATCGGCGCCGTCAGCGACGGCGCGCCGGCGTATCCGGGCGCCGGCACCAACCTGCTCCTGGCATGGATGCTGTCGATGCCCAAGCACGAGCCGAAGAAGCTGAAAAAAGGCAAGAAACGCTGGCCTCGCAAGGACGAAGAAGAGGACATTTGGCCGAGCTTGCGGTTGCAGGTCGCCAAGGCGGCGCTCGAAGCCGAGGTACTCGCCTGCGGCGCGGCGCTGGCCCGGGACGAAATCGCGAAGGTGGAACACGCCGCGCGGGAGTTGCGGGCGCGCCGCAAGCGCAACGCGGCGGCAGCTTTCCTTTGCAGCTGAGTTACCTCAAGAAACCGGAGGGCGAACAGTGAGCAAGATCCTCGACATCGTCAATTCTCCCTGGGCGCTGCTCCCGGAGAAGCTCGACCAGGTCGTCGCGATCTACGGCGCCTACGTGCGCGGCGAGAAGATCGACATCGCCGCGATCGAGGCGCAGCTCGGCAAGCCGCTGGTGAACGAGCAGCCGCCCTACGAGATCATCGATGGCGTGGCCGTAGTCCCGGTGCAAGGGGTGCTATCGAAGCGCATGAACCTCCTGTCGCGCATCTCGGGCGGGGCGTCGACGGAGATCATCGGCCGCGACGTGCGCGCGGCGCTGGCGGATCAGCGCGTGCACGCGATCATCCTGGACATCGATTCGCCGGGCGGGTCGGTCGACGGCACGCAGACGCTTGCCGACCAGGTGTTCGGCGCGCGCGCGCAGAAGCCGATCGTCGCCTTCGCGGACGGGTTCATGACCTCCGGCGCGTACTGGATTGGCTCTGCGGCCGAGGAGATCTACCTCTCCGGCAACACGGTGATCACGGGCTCGATCGGCGTCGCCACGCAGCACGTCGACTTTTCGCGCGCGAACGACAAGTTCGGCATCACGGTGACCGACATCTACGCCGGCAAGTACAAGCGCATCGCCAGCGAGAACAAGCCGCTCTCCGACGAGGGTCGCGCCGCGCTGCAGTCGATCGTGGATCAGATCTACACGACGTTCGTGGACGACGTGGCGCGCAATCGCGGCGTGGACACGGACACGGTGCTCAAGAACATGGCCGACGGGAAGCTCTTCGTCGGCAAGGCGGCGATCGAGGCGGGGCTGGTGGACGGTGTTTCCACCTTCGACGCGCTGATCGCCGACCTGGTGGCGGGCCGCAGGCCCGCCGGACGTGCGAGCGCATAGGCCGGTCGGCCTGTAGCGCAGGCAAGCAACCCGGTGGCCGGTGGTGCGGCCGGGTAAGGCGGCGACGCGCGAGCGGTTCACCTCTTTACTCAATCGAAAGGAGCTGCACATGGCAATCGATCGGAAGTTCCTCGACGCCAATCACGCGGACCTGGTCGCGGCAATCGTCGCCGAAGGCAGGACCGCCGGGCTCGAGGCCGGCCGCGCGGAAGGCATGCTGGCCGAGCGCCAGCGCATCCAGTCCATCGAAGCCCAGGCGATGCCCGGGCACGGCGAGCTGATCGCGAAGCTCAAGTACGACGGCAAGACCACCGGCGCGGAAGCCGCGGTGCAGGTGCTCGCCGCCGAGCGCGTGAAGCTCGGCAAGACGGTGACCGACCTGGCCGCCGACGCGGGCGCCCTGGCCGGCGTGCGGCCGACCGCGGC